AAGATCAACAGCATTGAAAATCTAAGTGCGGCAGATCGCAGCAAAGCACTTACTGAAGCAGAAGCACTATACAAATCATTAGGTGATACTGCACAAGAGTCATTGAAGAAACTTGACGCTGCACAAAAAGCATTTGCACAAAATCAAGAATTAGCAATGATTGGTGCCGGCGCAGAAAACGCTCGCAGAGAGTTTGAGCAGATGATGCAGTTGGATGGTGAATTCAATGCTGCTAAGAAAGAACGTCTTGCTGAAAGATTTACCATTGAAAATGACTTTGCTATGCAAGAAGCCAAACTGCGTAGCCAATACAAAAATCAAAATGATCAAGAATTATTAGATGACCTAGCAAGACTTGAACAGCGCAAGGCAGCAACAATAAAAGCATTTGATGAACTAACACCAGAAAAATTAAAGTTTGCTGAAACACAGCGTAGTTTTAGTTATGGTTGGGAACAAGCATATGGTCAATGGTTAGACAGCACTGGCAATATGGCAGAGTATGCCCAAACACAGTTCTCAAATCTAACAGATGGTCTAACAGAAGCATTTACAAACTTTGTAATGACAGGTAAACTTAGTTTCAAGAGCCTAGTACAAAGTATTCTAGCAGATATTGCTAGACTTGCAGCACAGAACATTGTCAAAGGTATTTTTGGCAGTATCTTTGGCGGCGGCAATCCTTTTGTAAGTCTATTTGGTGGTCCAAGAGCCGCTGGTGGTCCAGTACAAGCAGGTAAAACATATCTAGTTGGTGAACGCGGCCCTGAATTGGTACGCTTTGGTCGTGCTGGCACAGTTATTCCTAATTCAAGACTTATGGAAGGTGGTGAATATGGCGGCGGCATGACACAGGTTGTGTATAACATCAGCGCAGTAGATGCACCAAGTTTTAAAGCATTGGTAAGCCAAGATCCACAGTTCATTTATAGCGTAACACAAGTTGGCGGTAGAAGAGCAGGTGTAAGATAATGAGTATACAAACAATAGTTAACAACGCAAGCAGCATTACAATTGACCGCCACAAGACCAGCGGCCAAACAATTAGTCGCAGCGGCATACTACGCACAGCAGAACTTGCTAGTAATGTGCCATGGCTGTTCACAGTTGAAATGCACAATGGTTTGACCTACAGTACCAATCGTGCTGTCACAGAAGAAATTGACAGACTAGATAGAACCATAGAAGAAACTATCAACATTGGTAGCAGCAACGCAGGATTAGCGTATATCACAGCGTATCAAGGTGATGCAGCAGGCATTACCAGTGCAACCATTAACAGCGTAAGCGGCAGCAATATCTATTTGAATTGCAGCAGCATTGGTGCCGGGAGTGGTTATTTGTTTCGCAAAGGTGATTATATTCAACCAACCAGCAGTTACAGATATCCCTACACAGTAACCGCTGACGTTGCCTACAGCACCAGCAGCAATGTGACCATTCCTGTGCACCGCCCAGTGATTAGCCAAACTGGTTATACTTTTGCAGGCAAAAGTATTTTAGTAGGCAGCAATGTAACTTGGCGTGTTAAGATGCTTAAGAAGCCAACATACACAATTGTACCTTATGACAGAATTCAGTGGGACAGTGAGTTCCAACTAATAGAAGTAATTACGGAAGTTTAAGATGACAACACCTATTAGTGCAGTAGACGGTCAAAATAATATTAGCCATGCGCTGTTCATGGATATTACTCTTGGCGGCACTACTTACTATGTGAGTAGTGCATACAAACCTATTACCATTGGCGCTAACACCTATAACCAACTAGGTTATTTTTTACAAGCAGGCAGTTTACAAGACGATCTAAAAAGCAATAACAATGACATGCAGATCAGTCTTAGTGGTGTACCCAATACACTAGTAAGCATTGTACTAGGTACACCTATCAAAGGTGGTAAGGTTGTAATTAAGCGCGGCTTCTTTGATACCAACACTGATGAAATTATCAGTGGACAAGTGTACACACGCTACACAGGTATTATTACTAATTTTAACGTCGATGAACAAAATGATCCGTTCAGTGGTGATAGAACACATACTGTGGTAATCAGTTGTGCAAGTTTAAACCAATTACTAGAAAACAAAGTAATGGGACAAAGAACAAACGGCAGTGATAGAAAAAGATTCTATCCAGGCGATATCAGTTTTGATCGTGTAAAAGATCTACAAGGTATTAGTTTTGACTTTGGTAAGAAATACACCGGTGGTACCGGCTATGGCGGTGGATACTATGGTGGCGGTGGGGGCGGCGGTGGCCGCTTTGATGGATTTGATTTCAATATCAATTTGAATTAGGTGTAAAATGAAAATAAGATTTGCAGGTATAAAAGATTTTGATAGAATAATGTCGTTGATGATTAATTTTGCTAATGCTGCTCCTATAGAAGCATTGCGTAATCCAAAGTACAATTACCGAGGTGTGCAAAATTTCTTAACAATGATTTTAAAAAGCGGAACAATTATTGTTGGTGAGGTAGACGGAGTGATACAAGGCATGTTGATTGCGGGCGTTGATAACAATCCATGGTTACCTCATGTAAAGACATTGAAAGAATTAGCATGGTGGGTTGAACCAGAGTATAGAAATACCAGTTTAGGCTATCGCATTTTGAAAGAATATATTAGAGTAGGCAAGTTAGGTCGAGAAGTAGGTGCAATCAGTAATTTTACAATTACAACATTGATGGACAGTCCAATCAGAGACTTGGAAAGGTTTGGTTGGAAGCCCATCGAAAAGAATTATGTTTATGAGGGTGAGTAAATGGCAGTCTTTACAGCGATAGGTGCAGCAATTGCAGGTGCTATTGGTTTAACCGGTACCTTTGCAACCATTGCAGGTGTTGGTCTCAGTATTGCTGGTACAATTGTTGCCGGTGCTGTTGCTGCTGGTCTTGCATATGGTACTGCAAAGATACTTGGTGTGGGTAAAGTACCTAAACCAGAGGATCCTGGCGCAAAGATTCAGTTACCGCCCGGCACTGATAATAAAGTAGGCAAACTATACGGTCGCAATTACATGGGCGGCATTATCATAGATGCTGAAATCAAAAATCAAAACAAAACAATGACTTACGCATTGGTGTTAAGTGAATTTACACCAGGCGAAACATGGACTGTGAATAAGATTTATCGCGGTGACAATGAATTGGTGTTTGGTTACAGCGGTGCTCAAAATCACATTGTAAGTAGTATTATTGACAGCAACGCAACAGCGACCAATAGTGTAGGCATTCAAAAGAAATGGGATAATGGTAAGATCCGTTGCAGAGTTTATGCTGGCGGCAGCAGTAGCACCAATCAAATCTTTCCAACCACAAACAAAGTAAACGCATATGGATCGGGCACAGGACAGTTTAGTAACTGGAGTGCATCAAATAGTATGGCTAATTTAGTTTTTGCTATTTTTGAAATTGATTATGATCCAGAGAACAACTTGGTGCAGTTGGATGCTATTACATTTGATATTGAAAATAATGTAAGCAACCCAGCCAATGTGTTACTTGATTACTTACGCAACGACCGCTATGGTTGTGATCTTGCTAATACTTTTATTGATACTGACAGTTTCAATGCTTGGGCTACACATTGCAGCACCAGTGTAAATTATTACGACAGCGCAAATGTGTTACAAAGTCATCCACGCTATGAAATTGATGGCATTGTTAGCACCTACAACAATTGCAAAGATAACATTGACAAGATTTGTCGCAACAGCGGCGCATTCTTTACCTACAATAATAAATCAGGTAAGTTTGGTATTGTGGTTAATCGCGCAGCCACTACTGCTGAAAAAGCCAATGCCTATGTGTTTAATGATGACAACATTGTTAGCAAAATAACATTGACCAATACTGACCTGTTTAATCTATACAATCAAATGGAAATAGAATTTCCCAGTGTTGTACAAAAGGATCAAACTGACACAGTATTTTTAGAAACACCATCTGGCAGTAGAAATATCAATGAGCCGGACAACAAACTAAATGTTAGATTAGACATGGTCAATGATCGTGCTCGTGCAATTAATCTTTCCAACATTGATTTACGCCAAAGTCGCTTTAGTACTGTTCTACAATTTAGAGCAGACTATCAAGCACTACAGGTTGACGTAGGTGATGTTGTTAAAGTTAGCAATGAAATCTATGGCTTTACTAACAAACTGTTCCGCGTAATGCGTACCACTGAAGTTGAAGATACAGATGGTATGCTTAGTGTTGATATATTATTGTTAGAATATGATGACAGCATTTATACAGAAACTGTTGAAAATAGTAGTGTGATACCAGACAATAGTGGTATTCCAAACTGGTGGGCATGGAACGCCAATGCTAATATTTCATTAGGCAATATTACCATTGCCAGCAATGTGATTTATGGCAGTAATGCAAACATCTACAATCCAAATACAGGTAATGTGGTAGCAAATATCAACATCAATGATGCAATTATCGGTGGTAACATTAACTTTGGTAACACTTCACCGTGGGTTAATATTCCTATCTTTGTGCCAGGCAACACAACATTTGATACTGCGGTTGTAGAAGTTATTAATAATAACACAAGTAATATTGATAACACAAATGGTAGTACAACTACAATTGTTACACCACCAGGTGGATTTCCATATTTTGCACCAGGTAGCACATTTAACTTTGTGCGTGACCTAAACAATTTTACAAACCTAAACGGTGGTGATGATTTTAGATTCCAGATACACTTAGAAGATAGTATGACTGGTACTAGAAGTAATGTTGTTACTACACCACCAATTGCTATCAATGTAGAAAACATTATTGACAACAAACAAATTGCTCCATATGGTGCTGGTACACAGTTAGAAAATTTTGCAGATGCAAGTCCTAACTTAGCAAATACTGCTGCAACATATACTAATCTACTAACACCAATTACCTATGACCTAACTGGTATTGACCAAGGTGAATATATTTTAGATGGTAGTGCATTTCCAAGCGGTAGTTATTATAGTGGTGCACAATTAGGATTTAAGAGCAATGCAAATGTGTTGTATGCAAATACCACACACCAAGCAACTGTAACTTATGGCGGTGGTGGCGTTGTACTAACAACCAGTACAATTATGCCAACACTTGTTGATAGTCGCAGTATCTTTATTGATGTGCCTTATCTAAACAGTCTAAATCCAAGCATTGCATTAGACATGTTACCAGTAAGTGCAAACGTCTGGGCACAAGGTTACAGCACACTTTCAAATGCTGTGTATACTAGAAGTTTTGGTGATCCAAAAGTAAACTTATTTAAGATCAATGACAGTCAGGTAGAACCATAATGTTTAAAACAATCTATGATAAAACAACTGGCGAAATACTAAGTTGCCGTCGCATCAGTGAAGAACAATTACAATCAATATTGGCTACTAATCCCAATTGGGATGTGCTAAGACGTGCAGTAGATGGCATTGGTAAAAATCGTGTCAACTTAGAAACATTAAAGATTGAACCAATACCTGTACCTCAACCCAGTATTGCAAACTTAATTAGAGAGCGTAGAAGATTTTTACTTGAAGGCAGTGATTGGAGTCAGTTACCCGACAATGGTCTCAGTGATGCAAAAAGAGCAGAGTGGGTAGTATATCGTCAAGCCTTAAGAGACCTGCCAGATGATCAAGGAACAGTAAATAGTTTTGATGAAGTAGTGTGGCCTACGCCACCACAATGATATGGAGAAATAAATGTATAAGATTGTTGTAGAATATGTTCATGCAAGTTTAAGTGTTGAAGCAACTGTAACAGGCACAGACCGTGCAGATTGTATTGCACAAATTGAGGCTGTTATGGAAACCAGTACTGCACACGAATATCGTATTGTAAGCGAAAGCACAATTTAACTGGAGCCATAATGCCATTTACAGAAAAATTTACATTCTTTAGAAAAAAGAAAGTAGGAGAAACTACTCCTGTTCTTGCGACATTTTCTATTAGTCCAGCCGCAAGTATTGTAAATGGCAATATCAATGCTGTGTTCAATGTGTCAACAAATTTAACAACCAGTCCTACTTTAAATTGGGACACGCTGTATGAAACAGCAAATATCTTTATTGATAATGTTACCACAGGCACAGTAACACCTAATGGTGCAGGCATTGGTACAATTACAAGACAAGTTTATGATGACGCAACATTTGCATTGCGTTTAACATCTGGTCCAAAAGTTTTAGCAACTAGTTCTAATGTAACTGTGCAAAATATCAACTATACATTTAGTAATGTAAGTTCGCCTTTCTTTAACAATGCAAGTTTTATTGTTAACAGTATATTACCAGTTGGTACAACAGTATATTGGAGTCTAACAGGTACTAACACAGGTATTTTTAATGCTAGCACTGGTAGTGCTGTGGTAGGTGCTGGTGGCAATATCAGTTTGCCATTAACAATTAATCCAGCCACACAATATTATACAGAAGCAACTATTGCTGTACAATTGCGTACACAAAGTCCTACTGGTAGAGTAATTGCAACCAGCAGTAACTATGTTGGTGTGCGTTCACCAGAATACTTTGCACTACATCCAAGCAGAGGTGGTTACACACCTCCAGCCAATGTGGCAAGTTCACCTACCCTAAGCAATATCAGTGTGTCAAGATCAAATGTGTATCGAGGTGCTGTACTTGCACCGGGTGGTAACATTTATGCGCCATCAGGTAATTCAACTAACAGTAATACTGTTCTTAAGATCAATACAACTGCTGGCACAACAAGTATTATTAATTTACCCAGTGGCACTGGCTATGCTGGTTGGACTGGCGGTACATTAAGAACTATACCAAATACTTCAACTAACGAAATTGTTTGTGCTCCAGGTGGTGATGGAAATAGCGGTGCTAATGCTTTCCTATCAATTAACCCAATTAACGACAGTATATCAATTGTAAGAAGAAGTGGTGATACATCATCACCAACAAGAACTTTAGAAATCTTTGGTGGTGGTGTTGGTACATGTAAATTTGGTGGCTCAGTACTAACACCAACTTCTAATATCTATCAAACATACCAAGGTAACATCTTTGTTGCACCCGGTGAAAGAAATAGATTGTTAGTAGAAAATTATGGTACATATACTGCGTCTCCACCAGATGGTGATTACACTTATGAGCCTAGACCATTTGGTTCAATAGGTGGCGAAACTTTAACAACTTGGCAAAATAATCAAAGAACAAGAATGTTCTTAACACCACCATTTGTAGAAACTTATGGTTCAGGCAATGTTATGTGGCAAGGGTCTGTGTTAAGAAACAATGGTAATGTTGTATTCATCCCACATAATTCTACTAGTTATGTAGAGGTTAATCCCAATATTGGCACAAAGCAATTTGTACCAATTGGTGGATTAGGTGGACAAAAATGGAGTGGTGGTTGTTTAGGCAATGATGGTAGCATTTATTTTGCACCATACACATCTAATACTATCTATAGATTAAAAGCAGATGGTAGTGCTAGTTCAATAAGTGTTACTGCTGGCACAGAAAAATATAGTGGTGCTGTGGCTGCACCAGATGGTAAAATTTATTTTATACCATATAGAGCAACAAGTGTTTTAGTATATGATCCAAGCAGCAATACCACAAGCACAATAGGCACATTTGGTAGCGAAATAAAATGGTGGGGTGGTACATTAGGGCAAGATGGCAGCATTTATTGCACACCTACAGGACCAAATACACCTGTGTTAAAGATTAACTTAAACATTGGATCAGTAGACGCAGGGCATTGGATGCTAAGTTCCTACTATAACAAGTACTAAAACGCAGACATTTTTGCAAAACGCATAAATAGTAAAGTAAATTAAGCCTCATAGGCCTCAGTCTATGGGGAAGATCCCTCAGGAGTCGCTATGTCGAATCGATTGTTAGATTTTGCCAACTATATTGGCAGTCCAGATACTCAAGTTATTGAGTTGTTCCCAAGAAGTCAAAAGACTTTTACCTATAACTTCAACACTAATATCACTGGTTATGTGTTCAGCGCAGACTACCAGACCATTGTTGTTGATACAATGAGTTACAATCGTGATACAGGCGACCCCAACTTTACAGATTCAACAGTAGTTGGTTACTTTGCTAATGTAGGCACAGTTGGTGCCCCTTACATCAGTGTAAGCAACGCATCGGTTGGCACAGTTACATTAACTATTCCTGAAAACCGCTATACTGGTAACATTTATCCAGATGCAAGAGCAAATGTTGCAATTACTGTTCTTTCTTTCCAATGGGATTCAAGCAGCGCAAGCACAGCAAGAAAAGATATGCACCGCTGGGCGATCATCGAACGATTTGATCCCCGTGTAGGAGGTCGCATAGGTAACCCTAGAACGGAGACGAACGTCAGTATAAACGGCGGCTTTGTAAGCCTGGTATAAGGAGATAAACCATGGCCAATGTTTCCGTTGATACAAATGTTAGCAACATTGTTGTAAGCACTAGTCAAAGTAATATTACTGTCAGTGATGACGGTGTTATTATTTCTAATATTACTGTACTAGAAAGTAATATTAATGTAGGCACAACACAAAACATAATTAATGTTGCAGAAGTTGCGGCTGTTAGTGACGCCGATGTTCGCGCGGCGCTGGGCAATACTGCACCTATCCTATACAATGTCAGCACAGGTATCTTTAGTTTTGATAGTAATGCTGCATTTAGCGGCAAGACCACAGACGACCTTGCTGAAGGCAGCACCAATCTTTATTTTACAGATACCCGAGTTGATAATAGAGTACCAACATCAATACTAAACAGCAATATCACACTAAAACAATATCGTGATACTGTTTTTGATAATGGTAATATCAGCGGCAATGTTACAATCAATGTTGCAAATGGTGCTATGCACAAAGCCAACATCACTGGTAACATCACAGGTATTAATGTTGCCAATGTGGCAGCAGGCACAAGTTTATTAGTAGTACTAGAACAAGATGCTATTGGTTTAGCATATTTAGATACAACTACCTTTGCCAGCAACTGGACAAATTGGAAGTTTGTCAACGATGATACTGCACTAAATGCAGCACCTAATGGTGTCAGTTACTTAGGCATTGTTTACGATGGCGAATATTATCACCTAAGTGTTCTAACTGATGCTGGCGGTGATTTAATTCCAAACAGTCAACTTGCTAACAGCAATGTTATTATTAATGGCATAACAATTCCTCTTGGTTCAAGTGCAACACTAACCACAGCAAATATTGCTGAAAATACAAATCTATATTTTACTGCGGCAAGAGCACGCGGTAATGTTAGCGCAACAGATGCTGGTGGACTAGGTTCATTTACATACAGTAGTGCAAATGGTGTGTTTACTTACAGCGGTCCTAGCGACAGCGATGTACGCAATTTATTAAGCAGCACATCTCCAATAACTTACAGTAATACAACTGGTATTATTGGATTGAGCGGTACTGCAAGCATTACCACAACAGGCAATATCAGCGGCGGATTTATTTTAGGTAATGGTAGTTTACTAACAGGCTTACCAGCAACTTACAGCAATGCAAGTGTTGCTAACTTCTTAGCAAATGGTTTTGGCAGTAACAACATTACAACTACTGGCACAATTAGTGTTGGTACATTAACCAGCGCAAGTGCCTGCGTTACTATTGCTAGTGGCAAGAACCTAAGACTATCAGGCACAAGCCCAACAATCATTGGTGATGAAACAGGTGCATCACAAAACGCTACAATTAGATTTGACAGCGTTAATGTCGTAATTGGCGATGACAGCACCGCAGACAGATTTGCTGTTAAGCATAAAACAACTGGTAATACACTATTCCAAGTTGGATCTAGAATTGCTGGTAGTGGCAGCAGTGATGCTGATGCTGACGTAAGAATATTTGGCAATGTTTATGTTGGTGCAGAAGATCCATTAATTGATAACAGCAATGCTTACATTAAGAAAGATGGCGAAATTTATGGTAGAATACTTAATACCCTAAACCATGTTATTGCTGGCGGCAATATTAGTGCACCATCAGGTAATATCAGTACAAATTATTTCTTAGGTAATGGTAGTTTACTAACTGGCATAACAACTGTGTCAAACGCACAAGTTGTTGCATACATTGCTACACAACCATTAACAGTTGGTGGTAATCTAGATGTCAATGGCAACATTAACGCAACAGGTAACATCAATTATCAAAATGTTACTGACTTGTATGTAACAGACCAAAAGATTACACTAAACAGTAATGCTGCAACAAATAGTAATGTAGAAATTATTTCTAATCGTCCTACTGCGACAAACACAATGTTGAAGTGGAACGAGCAAAGCACACGCTGGGAGTTTACCAACAACGGTACAACATATTATCCAATTCCAGCATCAACCAGTGATCTAGCAGAAGGCACAAATCTTTATTACACTACTCAGCGTGTAAGAAGCAACATCAGTGTAACAGTAGGATCACCTAGCGGAAATGGTAATTTAAGTTATGACAACAGCAATGGTGTGTTTACATTTACACCTGCTGATACAAGTGCGGCTGGTACAGTAACACAAATTAACACTGGTGAAAACTTAACTGGTGGTCCAATTACTGCAACTGGTACAATTGGTATGGCAAATGCGCTGGCTAATGTCAGCACAATCACTGCTGAAGCAACTAAGAACATTGTATTGAATACTGCTAACGCATTAGTTACGCAACAGAAATACAACAATACAGATGTGTTCAGTGGTAATGTTAGCAGTGATGGTTATGCATTCTTTAGAGCAAACAATTATGCCGGTAATGCTGTAAGTTCATATAGCGGTGTTGCTAATATTGAAAACTTTGTGTTTAATACTGGTAATACCACTGTTGGTAGTAATGCTATCACAGGTGTTTCATTATATCAATATGTTATTGGAATCACCGGCGCAGGTATAGCAGCAAACATATCAAATGTTGCTGTTAACAGTATGCTTTCGGTAAATGAAGATTCACCGTATCCATTCCCACAAAATACTGTAGTAACCAGTGTTGATGCTGCAAACAGTACCATATACATGAGTGCTAGCGCAACTGCATCAGTAGATTTAACATTGGATGTACTTGCATTCTTCTTACACCCAGTGTTGTTAGATACAACCACAGGTCAAGCAATTGCAGTATACAGTGAGTTTGATGTTAATGGTAGTGGCAGTAAAACTACACTAATAAACAGTGAGCCATTGTTTACTAGCAAATATGCATATCCAAAGAGTGGATTCAATATCAATGACTTTGATGTAATTACAGCAGGTGTTGCAGGTAATTACACACTAGGTAATCTAACAAATAATTTCATTGGTAGAAACAAAGTAGAATCACCTACTTCAGTGTTCCAAGCACCTCGAGGATTTGTTGTTGGTAATGCTGATTTATCAGGTCGTGCTGAAAATGATAGTTTACCAAGTTTTGGTATTAATGTGCTGTGGGATGGTTTAGCAAATGTCACTACTGACTATGCTGGTAACGCACCTAACACGCAACTACTATTAAAGCAATATAGTGATAACAGTGGACAGGCAACTAATCCTACAACTTTTGGACCACGTCTATTCTTTACCAGTGCTAGAGGCAATAAAAATTTACCTTATACAGAAACTTATCCACGCAAAAATGATGAATTAGGGCGTATTACTTGGTGGGGTTCAACTCAAACACTTGGTGCTCCTGGTACATTAGGTCCGCCAGCATGGATTAGTGGTGTTGCTGGTCAAGACCATATAGATACCAACAGTGGTGTTGGCATGTATTTTGGTATTAGTCCAAATAGTTCTACTGAAAACTTTAATAGAAGTTTGTATCTTGCTAGCACTATGGGCAATACACTTATTGCTAGTGCTCAAGACAGCACCGGTACACACCGACCAATTATCTTTGCGCCTTCTTATGTTGCCAGTAGCCAAGGTAACAGCGTATTACTGTACAATCAAACTATTAATGGTAGTGATCCTAATACTACTGCTATTAATACTAGCGGCGCACATTTTGCACAGATTAACTATAACAATACAGGTGCATTAACTGGTAGTAAACTTGCTGTAACCAACGGTAACAACTCAACTACACAGCGTGAAGGTGACCTTGTTCTCAGCATTGATAGAAATTATACCAGTGCAAATGCAAATGTTCGCGTAAGAACAGGTCAAACAAACTATTATGGTGGCACAAGTCCAGACCGTATAAGATTTGCCTTTACGCCAAATGGGTTAGTAGATGGCACAGCAGTAACAATTAATAACTTTGTTAACACTACTGTTGCCGCAGCACTAAATGGTAATGTATTTTATGTAAAAGCAAATACTAGTGGTGGATTAACAAATTCATATGAACTTTATTATGATAGTGGATTAACCAGCGGTGTAAACTTAGGTGTAAGTAATGTTACAGCCGGCCCCGGCACAGTTGAATACACAAGAAACAATGGTGTAACACCAAAGGATTGGAGTTTTGTTCTAGCACAAGGCAGTAACAGCCTAGTACTAACAGAAGATGGTGGCACACGAGTTACTTTTGAAGGTTCAAATGTTACAACAATTGGTACAGTAAATGCTGCTTACTTTGTAGGTGATGGTAGTGGTTTAACTAACATTCCAATAACTTACAGCAATATTAATGTACAACAATATCTAGCATTTGGCCTTGGCAGCAACAATATTAACACAACTGGTAATATTACTGCTGGTTACTTCTTAGGTGATGGTAGTCAACTTACTGGCATAAACACAAGTCAAATTGCTGAAGGTGCAAATCTTTGGTACACAGTTGGTCGTGCTAACACAGCCATTGACAACCGTGTTACAAAATCATTTGTTGAAGGACTAGGCGTAAGTTATACAAGCCTAACAGACAAGCCCGTAATTCCAACACATACCAGCAACCTAACCAATGACAGTGGTTTCATTACAACTGCAACTGCAAATGTTATCAGCGTTAACACAAAGACTGGTACTGTGGTTCTTAACACAGGCGATATTGCTGAAAGTGGTAACTTATACTTTACTACTGCAAGAGCCCGTCAGTCAATTAGTGGCGCAGGTGATATCAGTTATGATGCAAACACCGGTGTAATCAGTTACATTGGTACACCAGGTGACATCACAGATGTTATTGCTGGTGATGGCTTAACTGGTGGCGGCAGCACAGGTAATGTTACACTAAATGTTGGCGCAGGCACAGGTATTACTGTAAATGCTGATAACATTGCAGTAAACATGAGTGCATTCAGCACCACTGACCTTGTTGAAGGTGCAAACTTATACTATACATCAACTAGAGCAAACTCTGCAATTGATACAAGAGTCAATAAGGCATTTGTTGAAGGTCTTGGTGTAAGTTACACAAGTTTAACTGACAAGCCTACGATCCCAACACATACCAGCAACCTAACCAATGACAGTGGCTTCATTACCACTGCAACTGCTAATGTTGTAAGTGTTAATGGTGAAACAGGTGTTGTTGTTCTCGACACAGGTGATATTGCTGAAGGTGCAAACTTATACTACACCACAACAAGAGCAAACTCTGCAATTGATACTCGAGTAAACAAATCATTTGTTGAAGGTCTTGGTGTAAGTTACACAAGTTTAACTGACAAGCCTGTTATTCCAACTCATACAAGTAATCTTGTAAATGACAGCGGCTTTATCACAACTGCAAATGCTAATGTTGTAAGTGTAAATGGTGAAACAGGTGTTGTAAGTTTAGACACAACTGATATACCAGAAGGTGCAAACTTATACTATACATCAACTAGAGCAAATACTGCTATTGATACCCGAGTAAACAAAGCATTTGTTGAAGCGTTAAATGTAAGTTATACAAGCCTTGCAAATACACCAACCAATGTAAGCGCATTTACCAATGACGCAGGATATTTGGTTGCTGCAAACCTTGTAAGCCTAACAGCCAATGTTAATAGTGTAAACGGTCAAACAGGTACTGTAATTCTTAATACTACTAATATTGCTGAAGGTGCAAACTTATACTTCACCAACACTAGAGTTCAAAACTATATTGTAGATAGTATTACAACAAGTGATATTGATGAAGGTGCAAATCTTTATTATACCACAGACCGTGCAAACTCTGCAATTGGTGCATATCAAGGTTCAATTAGCACAACAGGAAATATTGCTACAACTGGTAATATAAATGCTGGTTACTATTTTGGTAACGGTGCTTTCCTAACTGGTATTACAAGTTCATATGGTGACAGCAATGTTACAACATTGCTTGCAAACTTTGGCAGCAATACAATTTCAACCACAGGCAACATCACTGCTGGTAACACAATTGTAAATGGTGTAAGTTTCAATACTGCTGGCACAACAAGTCCAAGCAGTGGACAAATTGTATTCAATTCAAACTACGGCACACACCAAGTAGGCTTAACTGGCAGCAATGTCATGCTTATGGGTCAAGACTTGGTTGTTTATGCCCGCAATGATGAAGCAAACACACTAAGCAAAGGTGAAGTAGTTTACATTGCTGGTGCAAGTGGTGACAAGGCTACAATCAAGCGTGCAATTAACAACAATGATAACAACAGCGCAACCACAATTGGTATTGTTAAGAGTGATATTTCCAGTGGACAATTAGGTTATGTTGTTAGCCAAGGTGTTGTTGATGGACTAAACCTAGGTGGTTATACCGCAGGTGACAAACTATACCTAGGCAATGTTGCAGGCACATTTACCAATGTCAAACCTCAATCACCAGAACACTATGTGTTCATTGGTGTGGTTGAGCGTGCTAACCCAGGCAATGGACAAGTTCTAGTGCGTGTGCAGAATGGTTTTGAAGTTGATGAAATTCATGACATCAATGTAACCAATGCACAGCCAAATGATATCTTAATCCGCAACAGTGGTAACACACTATGGATTAACCAAAACTTTAATTCAACTGCCAATGCTGCAATTGCTGCATACCAAGGCAACATTAACACAGCAGGTACGCTAAGAGCCAATAGTGTTACAGTACATGGTACAACTAATGTAAGTTTACAAGTATATGACAATACACTTGGTACTAGCAGCGGCGGCATGTATTTCAATGTTGGTGGTGTAACTGATGTAAATGCAGGCTTTGGTGTACTTCGTCCTGTTGCAGGTGCTCCTACATTCTTGTTATGGAATGAAGCCACAGACAAATGGCAGTTTACAAATGATGGTAGCACATTCTATAACATGGCTACCAGCACAACTGATCTTGCTGAAGGTGCAAACTTATACTATAGTAATACTAGAGTAAATGCATTTATCCAAAACAATATCACTACAACTGATATTGATGAAGGTGCAAACTTATACTTCAGCAACGCAAGAGTTGTAAGTGCTGTTGAATCATCAAACATTACACTCAAGCAGTTCCAAGAGACACGAGTTAATTTAGGCAGCACTGGTGGTAACATTACGCTTAACATGGCTAATGGTAGTATCTTTGCAATGACTGCAACCAGTAGCATCAGCAACATTGCACTAAGCAATGCAGGCGTTGGTGCAAGTGGCACGCTAATTATTACGCAAGATGGAACTGGTGGTAAAACACTAACAACCACAAGTGCATGGAAATTTGCTGGTGCTTCAAAGACACTAAGCACCGCGGCAAATGCTATTGATATCATTAGTTTCTTTACTGATGGCACAACTGTGTATGCAGCACTTAGCAAGGGATATGCATAATGTTTTCGGCTAGAGGTGGCTTTCTAACTGCTGTAGTTACACTAAAGAATTGGTATGACTATACTGCCAGTGAAGTAAACACTTCATTAAGCAGTTGGGTTAGCAGCGGAACACCTACTTTAACATCATTTAATACCAGTGCAAGTCATACCAGTTTAACAAGTGGACCATATAGAGGTGGTGTGCAAGGAGCAGATGGTAAAATTTATTATGCACCTAGTAGTGCTACTGGTAATATTTTAGTAATTGATCCAGCAACTAACACAAGCAGTATACAAAGTTTTGGTGTTAGTGGTTTAACAATTAATGCCAGTAGTTATCTTACTGGTGCGCTTGCACCCAATGGTAAAATTTATTATCCGCCACTGAACACAAATCTAGCATTGATTATTGACCCAGCAACAAACACCAGTGTTAGAACAAACTGGGGCTTAACTTTTAGTGGCTCTAATTTATATGACAATGCTGTGTTAGGTGGCGATGGTAAAATCTATTGTGTAGGTGCACCAGGCTGTTTGGTAATTGATCCTGTAGCAAATACTGCTAGTGTGCAAAACTTTGGCGGTGTAATACCCAGTGGTGCATCATTCCGTTGGCGTGGCGCAGTACGCAGTACTGCTAATGGTAAACTTTATTTTGCACCCTATCTTACCACCACTGTGTTAAGCATTGATACAACTGCCAGCGTTGCTAATTCATGGAACTATGGCACTACAATTGGTACCCAGGCACATCAGGGCATTTTTAACGGCAAAGATGGCAGATTATATTGTCCGCCACACAACCAAACATATTGGAGCATCATAAATCCAGTAGCAAATACCTATGCTAGAGTATCACAAACCAGTGCAAAAAGTATAGGTGGATTTACCGGTGATGATGGTAATGTTTATGCTGTACCGTTTGAACAAAGTAACAACAGATTTAGTGTATTCAATGTTACTGCAAATACTGTTAGTTTACAAAACTATGGCATAACTTTAGGTGCTACAACTAATAAATGGTGGGGAGGTGTTGTTGCCCCAAATGGTAAAGCGTATTGTGTTCCAGATACTGGTTCTTCAGGTAATACACATATACTTGTACTTGATCCAAATGGCAGTGGTACTAATGATCCGGCATTTGGTGATTATACAAAAACAAGTTTCTTTAACAAAGGTAGTGTATAATGTATATTAGATATCACAAAGAAAGTTTAGAGTTTTGGGGTACAACCACTGAATTGCATGATGATCCTGAATGTGAATATGTATTAGACAGTGATTATCCATTACCTGTCATTGATATATTCAGTGAAAAGATCATTTGGAATGGTGCTGGTTGGACAGTAATTTCTAGAGGAGAATAACATGCCAGTACGCAGAGTAAAAGGTGGTTACAAATGGGGTAGTTCAGGTAAGACCTATCCTACTAAAA